TGTTTCAATAGCTGTAATAGCTCTGTTTTGTTGGTTAACTTACTAGGAAAGAAAGTAACCGAACCATGCCCTCCATAGTCAGTTTCAAAGTTAATGATGATCGATCCTCCAGGTACACTTGACGTGGTTAATTTTGTAATGTGGTGAATATTAGTCATTGTAGTCATTAGTTGTTTTCCTTTTGAGTTTCTATAAGCGGCCAAAATTAGCCGCACTGCCATTACCGCCACGTCCTCATGTAATACGCTGTATGCATATACCACTTGCCCAAGTATATATCCCTCTTCCAAAGTGCGGGGTTAGAATCACCACCTAGTGCGCAATACCCTTTGTACGTTATTTGCATTACATTAACTCCCATTCTAAATCTCTTGTTCGCTCTTGATGAGCCTCTATTGCTCTGCGCTTATCAGCCTGGGTGTTATCTATAGATTTATTCTTGTTATCGACATAACAACCCTTACAAGCCGATGTCTTTTCTCCGTTACGCTGGCCTCTCCATACCCTTAGATACTCGCCGCACTTCGGGCAAGCTGTATCAGATATAAAACGCTTGCTACCGCCGACCATTTTATGATGATGCTTTTGATACCTAGTACCTCTATGCTCAAAGTCTATAGGTTTAAAAGTTGCTTCTTTTGTCATTAGAATGGCAGTCCTTTTTCTGCTTCTGGATCACCCTGGGTATCAAAAACTTCTTCAGCATAAGAAGTAATTGTTAAAATAAAACCTTCACGGTCATAACCAGGGTACTCATTAAGGTATGATTTTATAGAATGTATAAGGTCTACTTCGATATACGCTTCGCGCAATTCTGCAGATAGTGCATCACCTGCACTGCTATCATCCAGGACGTTTGATTCTTCGGCCAATATTTTAGTTTTCATCATTACTCTCCAGGTTATTAACAACTAAACGAATGCCTAGTTTTCTATCTTGTTCTTCAAAAGCTAATTCACTAACTACACTATTAATATTATCAAATTCAATTTTAACTAATGATTGCAGTATACCTTCTAAAGCATAAAATGCTATTTCAATATTGGCATCACCATTTTCGATAGACTCCAATAAATCATTAGCACGAGTTATAACATGCACCAGGCTATCCATAATACGCTTGCTCCATAGGTACTTCACCAGACAGATCGCCAACATTATTTTTACGATAAAACATAATTGATCCACAACAAGAGCTTAGGAACTGTTCGCATTCTACTCTAAAATTAGAACCCCAGGCTTCACCATCTTGATTAAAATCATGCACTTCGCCGTAACAGTCGCCACTACATTCGCCACAATAATACTGCTCTCTATCTTTCATCGTATTCCCCAACTAAAATTAATTCTTTATTACAATTACTTTCGCAACTCCAACAGTAGGAATCGTACCCTTTACTAGCTTTAAATTCACTACACGCACTTAACTGATCTGCTTTACACTTGTTACAAACTAAAACTTCACACGCATCCAACATATTAATACCCTTTTAGGTGGTGGGGCTTTCGCCCCGCTTGATTAAAATGTAGGCTCAAACTTGCCAGTCTTAACAGCTTCTAACTGCCTACGCTGCACCTCATGGCAGATTAATGAAATAGCAGATTTATGACCAGACAATCTGCGAACAGTAGACTCTGAGCCTCTTGCAATTTGATCAGCAAGTTCGTTTGCATGATCAATTAACTTCTGAGTAGAGTGTAAAGCTAATTCTTTTTTAGTTGTTTTCATTATTCTATCCTTGGGTAGTGGGGCTTTCGCCCCGTTTGATTAAATACCAAATGATCGTTCGTAAAACTCTTGCTCTTCTTGATCACGCCAGCCTGAATCTTCATAAAATTGAGCTGCTTCTTGTTCTTGACGAAGCTCGCCTTCTGCAATTGCGTCTTCGATTTCTTCTTCAGTTTGTGGATAATTATTCATTTTTTTTACTCCGTTTGTGTTTCGATGAGTTCATATTAGTGAAGTTAACTTGACAAGTCAACAGTTATTTAGAAAATAATTCAGTGGCCTTTACATGATAAGTTTGTTAAGATGGCTTCACTTAATAAAGTGGAGAAAATAAATGTTACATACAATTACCCATTCCTGGCCTTTAACTACAACAACTCCAGTTGTCTGTTTATATGAGACTTCTGGAGCTGCATTAATACAGTGGCATGAAATGGTTGAAGAAACTATCGAGTATCGAACTACTGGATATTTTACTTATGCAAAAGGTACTTATAAAAGTGCAATTATTGAGCTAACGGGAATCATCCCTATCAGCGAACAAGTGGTATCGGAGGCAATAAATGCAACCAAAGATGTTTAAGAAGTTGTTGAAGCATTACAAAAATCAGTCTGCTATTGCTGCAGCTGCAGGTGTAAGCAGAACAACAGTAACAAACTGGAAAACCCAGGCTAACGGTGTTTCGGCTAAAGCAGCTATTGCTTTAAGCAGGGATTGTAATATTAAAGCAAGTGATCTATGCGGAGATTTAAAATGAGTGTGTACAAAAAGTTAAGTGAAGCAAGAGTAATGTTGCAATCAATGCCGCTAAAGAAATCAGGGCATAACAAATTCGCTGGTTATAACTATTTTGAATTAGGGGATTTTTTACCTTCAGTTAATACTATTTTCAATAAATGCGGTATATGCGATGTAATATCTTTTGATAATGATTTTGCTACTCTAACAGTAGTAGATATAGAATCAGGTGAAACTATTGAGTTTAAGTCGCCAATGGCCCTGGCTGCATTAAAAGGATGTCACCCAGTACAAAACCTAGGCGCTTCCCAAACTTATTTGCGAAGATATTTATGGACCACTGCAATGGGCATTGTTGAGCATGATGCTTTAGATGCAGTTAAGCAGGAAGCACCAAGTCATGAAGAAATAGTCCAGGCTGCAGTTGATGCTAATATAAATTCTTTGCAATACATAAGACGTATGTTGTCAGATGCCACTGAAGACAATATAGCTTTTGCGCGTGAAGCCTTTAAAGAAATGGATGAAACTACCCAGCGTCAATTATGGGTAGCACCATCTAAATGTTCTACAGCATTTTTCACAACAGAAGAAAGACGTTTAATTAAGGGTGCATGATGAGCGATGAAATGTTTTTAAATATCGTTACGATAGTAGTATTACTTTTCACAGGTTTACAATTTTTAAATTATTTAAGGGTTTATTAAAATGGAATATGACAACAACAACAAAGCAGCTATCTGGAAAGCAAAAGACAAGCAAAGTCCTAAGCACCCAGACTTTACCGGTAAGGGCATGATTGATGGGGTAGAGTATTATATATCTGCCTGGAAGCGTGATCCAGAAGGTAATCCTAAATCACCTAGCTTGAAGTTTAACTTTAAGAAAGTTGATGAGGTTAGGTCAGTAGTCCAGGAGCAGGTTAAGCCTGCGCTAAAGGATGAAGACTTTGATGATGACGTACCGTTTTAATGGGTAAGGGATCTAAGCCCAGGCCGATGGAGATAGACCGAGAAGAGTATCATAACAAGTTTGATGCAATAGATTGGTCTAACTCTAAGCCGAAGAAGGCAAAAAAAGTAAAAACAATTAAGCGGAGTAAAGCGGATGAAAGTAAATAATCTAGTAATAGATTGGACTGAGTGCATCTGGCAGGCAGAGTTACCTAGCAACGCTAAGTTACTTGCCTGCTATTTGCGCAAGTTTATGAATAGTGACAGGGATTTTTGCTGGCCTGGTCAAAAGCGCATAGCAAGAGAAACTGGCCTAACTAAGCCTACTGTAATTAAATACACAAAGGTACTCCAGGACAGTGGATTCCTCAGCGTTCAAGGATCTACTAACGGCATTGATACCAATGTATATCATATTACATTACCTACTGATATCGAGATTGAGGGGGTAAAGCAGCTTAACCGGTTAGTAAAGGACGTTAACCAGGGTAGTAAAGTAGCTTTACCAGGGGGGGTAAAGGAGCTTAACCCTAATAAACAATTGAATAAACAACCTAATAAACAAAACAATATATATAAGAAAATTAGTTTGGATAGTTTGCCGGTAGAGATATCAGTAGATACCGCTAAAGAATATATTGATCACAGAAATAATCTTAAAAAACCATTAACTCAAAATGCTTTTGCAAGAAATATGAACCAGGCAGTAACCTGGCAGTTTGAATTAGGTACAACAGCTGAACTTATAATTACTGAAGTGATTGATGCTGGATGGCAATGGGCTAAATTGGAGTGGCTGAAGAAGAGATTAGGTGATAATAAGCCTAGTACGTTTGAAAGATTGTCTGATAGTTCTTGGACAGCTGGCCTGGAGATTTTAAATTAGATGGGTATGCAATGGGTAGTCAATAGTAAACAGAGCTGTAAGGACTTCTGCGAAGCTGTAGAGTCAATGTATCAAGATAATGAATATGTTATTTTCCATTACAAATTGAGCCGCAGCAGATCTTTACCCCAAAATTCTTTATTTCAAAAATGGGCTAGGGAATTTGCTGCTTATGAAATGCGTTGCAGCTCAAAAGATGTCAGTGTAAAGGATCACAACAGGACAAAGCAGAGCTTAAAAAGGGCCTACTACTCATATTCTGCAGACCCAGAAATTATTGTTACCGAAATTGATATCCTAACTGGTAAGAATTCACCACCGAGAGCTGCATCTACTTCAGACCTGAGTAGCGGTAGTATGTTTGCATTGTTAGAGTTCACACAGAACCTAGCAGCTGATCGTGGTTTGATGTTGGAATCTTCTGGAGAATTTTGGGAGCTAAAAGTAAATGCCAGTTAAAAAACAAACAAGCGCAAAATTAAGGAAAAAAGCATTGGTCCTGGCGCAGAAATTAGCCAGGTTAGAAGGTGCAGATGATAATGGTTATTGCTTTTGTGTAACTTGTCAGAAGTCCGACCATTATAAAAATATGGATGGCGGTCATTTTATAAGCAAGGGATCTTCATCCAGGTGGAGTTTAGATACTAGAAATATCTGGCCGCAATGCAAAGGATGCAATGGATTCGGCATGAAGGATGGTACAGCTCAAATATCATACACAATTTATATGCAAGAAAAGTTTGGTGTTGATTTTGTAGAAGAGATGTTAGCAAGTAAAAAAGATGTATATAAAATAAGCACACCTGATTATCGTGACTTGATATCAGATTTACAATCCAAGATTAATGTAGAGCTGGCAAGGCTTGGAGAAACATAATATACTGTATAGTATTATGGAGTTCTATCAATTTAATTTTGGATAAAATATGTCTACCCGACTTACAACTAAAGAGCTTTTAGCAAAACTAGAACAGCATGAATCTATTTGCGGTGTAAAGCTAGACAACATTAAGAATCAGTTAGATGAAGGACAGGCTAGGTTTATAAGATTGGAACAAAGAATTGGTGGCTTGTATGTTGCTATCATTGTTGTTGGCCTTTTCAATAAATTCTTATAAATCAAACAGGTAATTCCAGGCTTGCAGGTATAATCTGTAGGCATAAATGACTTTATAAAGGTCAGACTATGAATTTTAAAGCAATTAAAAGCCTGGTTGGAGCTATAGCGCCTACTTTGGGAGCTGCTATTGGCGGTCCTTTGGGCGGTACAGCAGCCCAGGCTATTGCTAGTGTCTTAGGCTGTAAGCCTGATGCCAGATCAATTGAGACAGCAATACAGAAAGCTACACCTGAGCAATTAATCGAAATCAAAAAAGCGGAGTTGAATTTTGAAACTAAAATGGCAGAGCTTGAAGTTGATATCTTTGAATTGGAAGCAAAAGACGTACAAGACGCAAGACAGGCCCACAAAGGGGACTGGACACCCAGGATTGTTGCTTTGGTTAGCTTGTGCGGTTTCGTTGGTTATATCTTCCTTGTTACTCTTCAGCCTCCTACTGCAAATTCTGAAACTATTGTAAGCCTGGTCCTGGGTTATATGGGTGGTGTAGTATCTGCCATAACTTCTTTTTACTTCGGTGCGAGTTATAAGCAGGATGACTAAGTTCAAGTATTTTAAAATAGAAGAATTCGATTGCCAGGAAACTGGTGAAAACGATATGCAAGATGAGTTTATTCATGCTTTAGATGCTCTTCGTGAAGCGGCTGGCTTTGCTTTTACAATTACTTCTGGCTACAGAAGCCCTAATCATTCAATTGAAGCTAAGAAAGCACAGCCTGGTATGCACAGTAAAGGTATTGCTGCAGATATACGGGTTAGCAGCGGAGCACAAAGATATCTTCTAGCTAAACTAGCTTTCGAGCTAGGGTTTAGTGGTATTGGCATTGCAAAAACTTTTGTACACCTAGATATACGCGAAACTGTACCAGTTTTGTGGACTTATTAATAAAGAGGCAATCATGGAATATACAGTTTTAGTAGAATTAAAAGAACTATACTCAAAAGAGCAATTTACAGTTGCTTGTGATTTTTTGCGTATACTGTTAGAAAATGAAAATTATGAGCCGGTTATAGGTCATGCTACTTTAGAGCAAGTAAATTCATTATTAGAAGATTAAGATATGGCGCAGCCACAAATCGAAAGTTTTACGATAAGCGATGATGGTCTTACTATAACTGCAAAGTATGACCAGATTTTGTATGGCAAAGGTACTTTCGTTAACTATCCTCTTATAAGTACGCCTTCAGATTATTCTGCTGTTTATTATGGTTGGACTCTTACTTCTGAAGAGTTTTTTGCCGGTTTCGATACATTAACTTTTGTAAGTTTCACAAGTTTAAATGGATCTGAAAGTAGGGGATTGCCAGTATATGCACCAACAAATCCAAACCTGGTAACTTCACTAACAACAAATTTTCAAGTAACTGATGTTGTTAATTCCCAGGGTGAAGCGCCGGTCAATGTAACAAACCTTGTTCTAGATACTTCAAACACTCCACCGGCTACAGGTATAAATCCGCCCTACGATGTTCTTGATACATTCAATAAAAAAGTAAGAAAGCAGGCAAGCAGAGATAAAATACTTTGTGTTTACAATACCGCAGCTGTTTACGGAATATACGATGAGCCGTTAATAGATGCTTATTTTGATGAATATGGAATAACTAACCACATTAAAGTTGGTATAGATTTTTCTATTGCGGCCAATACAGATAAACGATGGTGGACAAGTTGGGGTTTAGATGTTTATAACCAGGTTATAGATAATGGAATAGAGCAAGTTTGTTGTGGCCCATTAAGCCCCACTGCTATGTCTAAAGGTTACAATAGCAGCATACAAGTTGATCTATCAAACTGTTTAGGCAGCCTTAAAGTAATAAAAGCTGCTTTAGAGCAAGATAACTCGTCAGGCTTAGAAGAAATGCAAATCCCTTGCGGAGAAACTTTTTATGCTAAAGAGGGAAGTAATTTACGGAATTGCCGAGTAGGCCATTACCAGTTTTCACCAAATCTTAATGCTGGTGAAGCTACAGGTTATAATGGAATGGGTACTGGGTATACAAAAGGATCTTTTAGAGCTAGTTTAGGTAGTCTTGATACAGAGACTTTTGGTGGCCTTTTGGGTTTTCCAACTTCAATTCAAGTTCCAGGTTTGCATTTTGATCAATATGAGCCTAGTGATCTTTTCTGGAGCACTATCGCTAAACCTTACCAAAGCAGAACTCTCAGAATGCCGTGTTGGAGAATAGGGTATTTTCCGTATGCACAAAAACCTTTTCTACCTACCACCACAATAATTAGGCAGATGGTTAAGAATTCTAAAGCTGCAGCTATGCCTACTGCAAGAAATAAAGAAGAAAAAGTTTTATTATTAAATACTTTTTATACAACCCCCGTTCTTAAAGCGTGTACTGATACTGTTTATTTGAGTGAATTATGGGAAAGTTTAGGGTATACAAAGAGCTTTTTTGGAGCTACAAACAAGCCGCAGGTTATTTCAGATTTAACAAATGCTCCAGGAACGGTGGTTGGTGATACTGGATTAACAAAATATGAGTGGCAAGGATTAAACCCTCCGGCTAATGGAGCTATGGATTATATTGGTGAGATCCAGGTTACACCGCAGGCAGATGATGCTACTAACGTGTATCTTGATTCTGTTTGGATGGAACAGTGGGATGGTAACGGAGCTATAGGGCCTGGCATGGCTTATAGAGCGAAAAGCACTGGAACAACTTTCCCTATTTTGGCTGATATTATTGTTGACCAGACAAGAAACTTTAATGGCAATTATGATGGATCAATAAGAAACGCTTTGCAGTGTAAGCCTGGCGGTATAAGATTCAATGCTACAAGTCATGGTCAAAGAGGTGGGATTTGGGATTTAGCATATGGTGCAAGTGCTTCAGTAGCTTCTTTACATGAGCCCCAGGCACCTGCAGTGCTAAGTTATCCGCAGATGATATCTGAATTATTAAGAGGTCATACAATAGCTGCAGCCCATATTTTTACAAACACAAATATATGTACCTCATCTTCAGTTTGGGGAGATGGACTACTACAACCTTATTATGAGCAAGCTCAGGAAGATCAAACTATGAAAAGACTATACAGAAATATTTACGGAACCCCCGCCCCAGGAGCGGCTAGTTGGATTGCAAGTTCAAAAGGAATAATGTCTGGCGTTGGAGTTTTGCCAGTTTATGCAGGTTTAGCACCTTTTACAGCTACGGAAGAGTTTATATGGCCTATTTTTCCTGCGCAAATAACAAATCAAGGCAGTGGTTATGCTGGCACATCTGGTATAACCGGCACCGGTGGTAGTGGTAGCGGTTTTGAAATTGTTGGTAATAATCTTTCGGGTGGGGTTTATGCTAGCTATCAACATCTGGGCAATAGAGGGCAAGGCACCGGTTATGCTATGGGGGACGTGGTAACCTTTAATGGCGAAGGTGGTACGGGAATGCAAGTAACATTAGTTCCAGGGCCGCTAATTTATAAATTTAATGTAAACTCTAATACAAGCGATCCTGCATATTTACAAAAAACTGTTACTTATAATGCGGTAGCTGGAGATACTATCGAAGATATATGCGATGGCCTAATTGCTTTAATAAATGCTAGTTTAGCAATTAATGATCCTGGTCATAGATATTATGCTACTAAAGTCCAGGCTACAAACGGCCCCAGAAATGGTAGATATGGTATAAGAATTAGTGGTCGTGTAAGCGGTAGAAATTATGCGATTAATATAAACAAAGACTTTTATACTCCAGACACCGGAGCACCAACTAATACTGCGGTTGAAGGCTATACTCCAAAACAAAACTTCGTAGCTGGAGTTACTGATCCCTCTGGATATTTTTTCGAGGATCCAAATATTTCTTATGAATTCTTCCAAAGAGATATTAACGATAATCCTATTTTTGGTAATGGTTATATCAATATTTCGCAAGCAGATGCAACAATTCTTGGTTTGACTGTACCTGCAGCTGGCGCGTTTGCAATCTTATTCAATGGTGTAACAGCTGGTGAAACAGCTTATCTCAATACCCAGGTAGGTGCGCAGCCCAAAGTCCTTAAAATAACATTTAAAAACATAAGTCGAACGGATAGAGCTGATATTGTTATTAATGGCACTGATTTAGATCCCTGGATTAATATTTTTAATCTTGCGGTGGGTACTTTTCTGAATTCAAACAGTGGTACGGCCCAAAGATTATTGCCATTAGTTGAAGGTGAGACTTATGAAGTAACAACAGAGTTCACAGCTGCTAACCTAGGTATAACACCAGGTGGCGGCGGCGCATTACAACCAACCAATATCGTTTCTCATCATATAGTAGGTAAATAAAATGACTACAACAGTAACTACAATCGTAAATAAAACAGACGCTTTCAACAGTGAGACTATCACCGTTGCTGCAGGATCTACAATCCAGGTATACGCCAATGCTGGTTTAAGCAACACCGAATATGTTGGATTAGAGCAATCATTTAACGGATCAATATGGACTGCAGTACGAACGTCTGAAGGCGCTGGTATCTTAGATAAGAATAACTCACGAGCTATTATAGCTGGTCCTATTACTTGTCGATTAATCAAAGGCCCTACAGAAGCCGCAATCACTGTTTATTACGATTCTTAATAGTATATAAATCAACCACATGGTAACAAAGTGTATGCCTAGTAGAGCTGGATCACCAAACAAGAACAAGTCGTTTCTATTGAATCGGCTGCAGGCTATGTATGGAGATGACTTTCATCCAATAATGAAGATGGCAGAGAATGCTGTATTGCTTCAGGAACAGGCTGAGAAGTTCAACGATGATGGTGAGCGTGATGCTGCAGCATTGAAGGCAGCTATTGATGGGTGGGATAAGGTTGCTAACTATACGGAGCCTAAGCTAAAAGCTATCGAAGGCAGCCTGGATATTAACGCTGAGGTTATCATGCGTAACCTTAAAGGTGTTGATCGTTGATTGAGTATTCCCTGGAGTACCAGGCACAAAGCGATACCCTGGCTAACTTCCATAAAACCCTGGACTATCATCATAGGTTCATCCGTGGCCCTTTAGGATCTGCCAAGACTACTACGGTATGCGTAGATATTATGGACCTAATTGTTAATCAGCCCGCTGATGCTAATGGGGTGCGTAGATCCAGGTGGTGCGCAGTACGAAACACTTACAGTGAGCTAAAGAACACAACAGTCAAAGAGTGGATAGAAGTCTGCCCTGAAGAGCTGGGCAAGCTGAACGGTACGGACCTGGTGCAGAACATAGCGTTTACCCTGGAGGACGGAACTAAAGTTAAATCTGAGTTCCTATTCCTAGCTCTTGATAAGCCCCAGGACGTTAAGAAGCTAAGGGGCTTGCAGTTAACGGGTGGATGGCTTAATGAGGCTAAGGAGCTCCCATACGAGGTTGTAAGTATGCTGTTCGGTCGTTGCGGTCGATACCCTAAGCGTAACGAAGTGCCTGAGTATTGGTATGGTGTTATTGGAGATACTAACAGCCCAGATGAAGACAGTTGGTACTATGACCTGGCAGAGAACGTAAAGCCTGAAGGCTGGATCTTCTTAACCCAGGCAGGCGGTGTGTTCAGGGACGCAGCTACAGGTAAGTGGATTGTTAATCCAGATGCAGAGAATGCGCATAACCTACCTATTGGCTATTACGAGAACCAGATTCATGGCAACAAGGATGACTGGATCAACGTCAACCTGGCTAACAACTATGGATTCGTGAAGGAAGGTAAGCCCGTACACCCCTGGTATAACGATATGGTCCATACCAGTCGAGATATCATTAAGCCGGACAGATCACGTCCTATTTACATTGGCTTTGACTTTGGTAGAACTCCAGCGTGTGCAATAGCGCAGAAGGATGCGATGGGTAGATGGGTATTCATTGATGAGTTCACTAGCGATAACATGAGTGCGGAGAGCTTTGCACCTGAGTTGAAGAGATATCTGGACCAGGAGTATTCGCAGTTTAAGTTCGAGTATGGCTATGGAGATCCAGCTGGGGGTGATGGTAATCAATCTACAGACAGAACTCCCTTTGATATCCTAAGAGCTAATGGCATATTTGCAGGACCTACCAGAAGCAATGACCCGTTGATTCGTAGAGCTTCTATCAGCTCTCTTGGACTGCGCAATTGTATGGATGGCAAGCCTGCTTTGATAATCAGCCCTAAGTGTAAGATGTTGCGTAAAGGTATGGCGGGTGGATTTTGTTACAAACGAGTGCAGGTATCAGGTGAAAAGTATGCAGATAAGCCCGATAAAGGTATATACTCGCATATTGTAGAAGCTGCAGAGTATCTACTTCAAGGGCAAGGTTGCGGATCAGCTGCAGTGCATGGCAAGCCTACCTTCCAAGCCCCACAAAAAGTTAAACAGTTTGACCCATTTAAGCGGAGATAAGTATGAGAATGTTAGAGAAAGGTGTAAGCCTAAAAGATATAGAGCCACACAATATGATGATAGTCCTGGTGTTTGAGTTATTCACACGTCAGGCACAACCGAAAGTAATTAAAGAGTGTACACCTGGCAAGGTGGTATTCGATTTACGCAATAATATATCGGGTACACAGATGCAGCGATTAATACAATTGCCATTAGCTAGAGATATGCCTGAGTACGAATGGATCTTGTCTACTGAAGATAAGACCTTGACTGCTAATTTGAATAAGCCAGTTAAGAAGGCAAAAGCTAATGCGAAAAAAGACACTAAGACTGATACAGCAGACACCGGAACAGCAGAAGAAAGCTAGAAGGTTAACCGGTTATCTCATATATACCGATGGTTGGTTATGGTTTGGGCATGTTTCAGTCTTGCTTAGGAATAGCAATAGTTGGGTAAAGATTAATCACAGCTTTGCATATACCCAGGTTGATGTACTGCCGCTAAGAAGTAAATGGGCAGCGGATATCAAGGGTGAATTGCAAAAGTTTGTGATTGATGTACCTTATGACCAGAAGCGTTATGCGTTTGGCATGTTCAGTTGCGTAGAGCAAACTAAATCATTGCTAGGCATTAAAGCCTGGTGGGTGCTAACGCCAAAACAACTTAGGAGATATGTAGATGCCAAAAGGTCTATACGATAATATTCATGCTAAGCGTAAGCGTATAGCAGCCGGTAGTGGCGAAAAGATGCGTAAGCCTGGTGCTAGTGGTGCGCCAACAGCTAAATCATTCCGTCAATCAGCAAAGACGGTTAAGAAGAAATCACTGATCAAGCAGGAGTATTAAACATGGGTAGCAAACCAGAACCGTATAAGCCTAGTGCTGAAGAGCTGGCATTACGTTCAGCCCAACTAGAAGAGTTAAGAACTAAAAAATCTGAAATAGCAGAGGCTAAAGTACGAGCAGCTAAAGGCGCTAAAGCTGGGCGCTCTCTTATTACAGAGCCTTACAACCCCAGCGCAGCTGAACCGCTAGATACATTAGGAGCATAAATCATGGCAAGAGGTGACGTTTCGGGAAGATCTAGAAGACCAAGTGGCGGATATGTTAGCCCGATGGATCAAACAAGATATACAGGTAGAGCTGGCTCAGGCACTCCGTATACATACCGTTCTAGGTTAGCCCAGCAAAAAGAAGCATTGGGTGTAGATAATCTTACTGCTAGAGCTAGGATGATGGGCATTGATATTGGAACGCCTGGGCGAACACGAACGGGCAAAGGCTCTCCAGTAAGTTCAGTTAGATATGACGAAGATAAATTAAGAGATGATATTGCTGCATTAAACCAACTAGCAGATGACAAAGAGCTAGGTGCTAGGCAGATGGAAGAGATCAAATCTAGGACTCAGGAAGAGGTACAAATGCGGGCTAGAGCTGGTAGACGTAACCGAACCAGACGCTCATTAATAGATACACAACCTCAGGGCTTATTAGGCCCTTCAGGAACATTGGGAGCATAATTATGGGAATGGGACCAGGACCGGAAGCAACGGCTAGAAATAAAGCCAGGAAGAAAGAAACTGAATTTTTGCTTAAAGATCCTAAAGGCTATACGGCAGAAAAAATGGCAATAAGAGATGCCAACCCAACATTCAGCAGAGCCAAGTTGTTGGGTATAAATACAAGAGTAGGTGGTCGAAGTCCAGACAAAGGTGTTCGAGAAGCTGGCTTTAGTATGCACCATAAGAGCAGGGTAGGAAGTTATAGCGATAAGCGTTTAGAAAGAGATATGGTAGAGCTGAACGAACGGATGGATTCTGCAGAACTATTAGCAAGGCAGCGTGAAGAGATCAAGTCAAGAGGTCAGGAAGAAACTGGTCTAAGAATGCGAGCAGGCATAAGAAACAAGACCAGAAGATCACTTACACAAAAAGATGAAAAGACTGGCGTATTAGGTCCAATGGGTGCATTGGGCGCATAGTCTACTTACTAGGATATCAATATGACCGCTTTATCATTATTAAAACGATTCTCTAAAGCTAAGGCAATAAAGAATCAGAATTGGTATAACCATATGCGTGAGTGCTATGAGTATGCAGCACCGCAGCGTGAAACTTTTTTTGATCATAGTCCTGGAGCTAAGAAGAACACTACCATTTTTGATGATACCGCAGTCGTTGGCCTGGAGACTTTTGCATCCAGGTTGCAGACTTATATGGTCCCACCGTGGCAGCAATGGGGCCTTATTACTCTAGGTCCGCAAGTGCCTGAAGAAGTTGGTGAGGAAACAATTGAGTTCCAGGGTAAGGAAGTAACTATCAATGAGGCTTTAGAGCTTACCACTGATATCGTGTTTGACTACATTCACCGCAGTAACTTCGACACTATGGTTTACCCTGCGCTAATAGACCTGGGTATCAGCACTGGCAATATGACTTGTGAGTATGATGCTAAGAAAGATGAGCTGGTGTTTAATGCTTTGCCGATGCCGCAAGTATACCTGGAGCCAGGTCCAAGAGGCAGCATTGATAACCATTGGCGTGAGTGGGAAATTGAGCTAAGTCACATTAAAAGACTATGGCCCGATGCAAAACTAAACGAAGAACTAAACCGTCAGCTAGACCAGAAGCCTAACAAGAAGGCATGGTTTGTAGAAGGTTGCGTTTATGATGGTGATGTATACAGATATGTCGTTATAGACAGGGCAAGAAAGTCATTTATAGTTGATCGTGAAAGCGCTTCTAGTCCCTTTATCAGCTTTAGATCTGCAGTAACAGCAGGCGAAACGTATGGCCGTGGTCGAGTAATGTCAGTGTTACCTTCTATCAAGACGCTTAACCTGGTTGCTGAATACGAACTTACTTCAGGTGCTATCGCAGCTTCAGGCGTATGGACTGGCGTTACGGATGGGCAATTCAATCCCTACAACGTAGAGATAGCACCTGGGGTTATCATCCCAGTGATGTCGAATGACGCACGAAACCCTAGCATTGCACCATTACCTATGGACTTTAACTTCCAGTTTACGCAGATACAAAAGTCAGAGCTGCAAAACACAATCAACACTGCATTGTTTGCTAACCCTATTGGCAGCATGGAAGATCCTACTAAGACAGCAACAGAAATCACTATGCGTAAGCAGATGGATATGCAGCAGTCAGGTGGATTCTTTTCCAGGTTGTTCACTGAGTTCGTTAACAAGGTTATTACCAGAATCGTTTTCCTTCTATCATCTGAAGGTATCATTCCGCAAATTAACATTGATGGCCGTAACTATAAGGTTAAGCATACTTCTCCATTAGCACTGGCTATGGATCTTGAAGATGTACAAAACCTGGATGAAGTTATACAGCGGTTGATGTCATATGATCCTACTGGCGCATTACTTGCTGGTGGATTAAAGATGGAGGATATACCTAAGTTTATATCTGATCGAATTGGTATAGATCCTGGCCTGGTTAGAACTAAACAAGAACAACAGAAATTAGCTGAAGCAGCACAGCAGAGCATGGCTGCACAACAAGGTATGGAAGGTGGTATGGACCCTGGCATGGAAGGTGGTATGCCTCCAGGCCAAGAAACTATGGTTTAACAAGCGGAGAATAGTATGGCGAACGAAAGAATAAAAGCGGATATGCTTGCAGATGCAAAGCGATATCACAATATATTTGTAAAAAACGAAGAAGGGGCTAAAATCCTGGAAGAGTGGATTATGAAATACGTTTTTAGTGGGTTTACGCAAGAGGATGCAACATTGTCAGAGCTTGCTAAAGCTGAGACTCGAAGAGAATTTGTATCAATGATAGTTAGTAAGTTAAATACAGCAGAACGTGGAGAGTAAATATGAGTGAAGAATTAGATGGCGGCATGGTCCAAGAACCAGAAGTAGATACTGCAATTTCCACTGGTGGGGTAGATCCCTGGTCTTGGAATGATTCAATGCCTGGATCTGGAGAAGCACCTGAGTGGCTGAACCAGGGTAAGTACAGTAATGTAGAAGAGCAGGCAAAGGCTTATCGTGAGCTTGAAACTCGCTTTGGTGGCTTTACAGGAGCACCTGAAACGTACAGTGCTAATCTACCTGAAGATCTTTATATTCCTGAAGGTATACACTTCGATTTTAGTGACCAGGATCCTATATTCCAGGCTATTGCACCTATTGCGCAAGAACTGAATATGTCACAAGAAGGACTTGATCGTATGCTAGGTGGCTACTTTAGCGCCACTGCAGAAGAGATGGCAAGAGAGCAGGCAGAAGCGGCAGATTATGCTGCAGAGCAGATTGCTTCAATACCTCAGGGCCAGGCGCGTGTTAACCAGGTATCAAGCTGGGCTAAAGCTAATTTAGATGAGAGTCAATTCAATGCTTTTACTAATGCTGTTACTGATGCTGATACTCTCTTATTATTTGAAACGCTGATAGATAAATCAAGGAATTCACCATTGCCAATGCCTACAGAGCAGCAGGCTGCAGCTTATTCCAAAGAAGATATTGATGCGATGTTTAGAGAAACAGATGCAAAAGGTATGAATAGATACACTACAGATGCGCAATTCCGCGCAAAAGTTCAACGATTGATGGGTAATGCCCAAAGATAGAGTTAGGCCCTTCGGGGCCTTTTTTTTACAAACAGTTGACAAATGCCTATACAATAGGATAATAGAGAACAATTCCCCGATACCCTATACTCATAGGCCGGATATGGAACGAATTAAGTTATTAAATCGGCCCTATCTGGACACCCGAAGTAAATAGCTAAAAACTAATTTAACTTTAATCATATTTTATGAGGGTTTTCCCATGAGTAAAACATTATCGTCAGTAGCACAACAGGAATTTGATTCCTTAGTACACCAGGTTTATCAAGGAAATAACCGTTTAGATGGTTGTTGTAAACTTCGCACAGGCGTAGTAGCGGATATCTACAAATTCCGTACTATGGGCAAAGGCATGGCTAACCAAAAAGCTAGTCAAGCTGATGTTACGCCAATGGATATCCAGCACAACTTAGTTAGTTGCGCGTTGGAAAACTGGAATGCTCCAGAATACACAGATATCTTTGACCAGGCTGAAGTTAACTTTGATGAGAAATCAGAACTTGCTGCATCTATTGCTAAAGCATTAGGTCGCCGTAAAGATCAATTACTTATTGATGCTTTGGATATTGGTACTTTCGCTGGAACAGTTGATACTAATGTTGGTGCAGCCGGTTCAGGTATGAACTTAGCAAAGATCTTAGCAGCTAAAGAGATCCTGGATGACAACGAAGTAGATGAAGAAGGTCGTATCTTTATCTTAAACGCTAAATCAGCTGGTTCTTTGTTGGCAACAACAGAAGTATCAAGTGCTGATTACAATTCAGTCCGCACATTAGTGCAAGGTCAGATTGATACGTTTGCTGGTTTTACCTTCAAATTTATCGGTACTCGTGCTGAAGGCGGATTGTCTGTAGCAGCCAATATTTATGATGGCTTCGCTTATCATCGTGATTCAGTAGGCATGGCAGTTGGTTTAGATATGAAAACTGAAATCAACTATATTGCTGAAAAGACTTCATGGTTGACTAACGGCATCATGAAAGCTGGCGCAACTAAAATTGATCCTACTGGCATCGTTAAAGTGCAGGCTACTGAGGTTTAATCTCAGTAGTTTTCTTTAACTAATTAATTAATTCGAGGAATATAATCATGGCTTTTACAGATGGTACTTTGGAACGAATCAGCGGCGGTAACAGTGACGCTGGTGTTTTATGGAAATACGAAGAAGACGCAACAATTGCAGCAATCCGTGGAGCTAACTACTTCAATAAAGCGGTAGATTACGGCGTTAAAGCAGATGATGTTATCTTAATCATTGCTAACAATGGCGTAGGCTTCAACACGTTTACAGTTACCGGTGTTAACTACACTATGACTGCTTCACGCGCTTTGACGTTTGCGTAACTAATCCTTGCTCTCCGCTTAGGATAGGAGTCTGCTACGGACACCACACTGTAGTAGGCTCCGCTTTTTTATTTATAGGTGATATTGTATGTCGAGTAAGTTTGATATTGTTTCCCAGGCTTTATTATTAATTGGCGAAGCGCCTATAAACTCTTTCGATGAGGGTGTGTCAGGTGTTGTTGCCTCTAACCTTTACGATACAACCAGGGACTCTTTGCTTACTGCTACAAGATGGCGGTTTGCTGTAGGTAAAGCCTCACTAAGTAAACTAACAGCTACACCGTTAAACGAATGGAACAATGCGTTTCAATTGCCTAGTGATTTGTTAATGCCTATTCGGGTTTACCCTAAGACTTCATACGAAATATATGAAGACAAAATATACTCTAACCAAAATTCTTTACAGCTGGACTATATATTTAGACCAGATGAAAGCGCATTCCCTGCTTACTTTGTTGAATGCCTGGCAGCGCACCTGGCTGAGAAGTTTGCATTATCTATTACCAATAACCAAACCATGCGACAAGCTATGCAGGAAACGGCAATAGATTCATATAAGAAGGCTGCATTTAAAGATGCGCAAGGTCGTCCTTCAACTCCAATAGTAAGTCGCCCGTATGTTCAAGTAAGGTCTTAATTTATGCCAAAGACGTATCAGCTGCAATCCAGTTTTAACAATGGCGTTTTAGATGAGACTATGCGAGCTCGCCTGGACACTCAGCAATACTTCCAGGGTGTAGAGAAGGCGGATAACATTAAGTTTATACCCCAGGGTGGAGCTAGACGTAGAGAAGGCTTTAAGTTTATTACAGCATTAGACGGTGCTTGCAGAATAATTCCTTTAGTTATGTCGTCAGAGCAGCGTTACGTTTTGGCTTTCACCAACAACAAGATATCAGTTTTACGCGCCGATACAGATATCATGGTAGATACGATTGTTACTACCTATACACAAGCGCAATTATTTGAAGTAGATTTTGCGCAGTCTGGCGATGATATGCTTATTACTCATCCTCTTCATGTTCCTAGAATTATCACAAGAGGAGCTACGGATGCAGACTTTACTATTGTTGATGTTGCTTTTACCAATGATAGTATTCCTGAAAATGATTTTAATGATTCTCAGTCACCTACTGCAATATCGGAGATTCAAAGATTAAGTTTTAGCGGCAGCTTTGCGACTGGCGCTGGCTATAAATTAAACCTGGAAAGTATTGATACTGAGACGCTTACATACAGCGATAATGCCAGTCATGCAGATGATATCCGTGATGTATTGTTAGATCTGGTAAATACACCAGATACAGGCATAACAGTTGTTAGAGCTTCCGCGAATGTATTTGATGTTACATTCGCAGGCACAGCAGCTAAAAATTGGCGTCAAATGTCAGGTCGTAGAATTGATGGCGGATCTGGCTCAGTGGCAGTAACCACAACACAAGATGGCTCCCCTAGAACTGAACCAGTATGGTCCAATACTAGAGGGTGGCCTAAAACTTGCACTTTTCACGAAGGCAGGCTTTGGTTTGGTGGATCACAAGCATTACCTACTACCGTATGGGGTTCTTTTGTTAATTCGTATTTTAACTTTGCTTTTGGCCGTTCGCGTGATGACCAGGGTATACAGTACAGTTTGCAGACAGATCAGAACAACAAGATCACAGCTATCTACTCTTCTACTACCTTGCAAGTGTTTACTACTGGTGGTGAGTTCGTAGTATTCCAGAATGAGTTTGATCCAATTACACCCGCTAATATAAGAATATTAAATCACACCAGGTATGGGGCTGCAGCAGTAAAGCCTACTGATATCGAAGGTAGCGTTACTTTTGTACAGAGGACTGGTAAAGCAATACGGGAAATGTTTACTGAGCAGGGAAGAAAGTTTACTGCACCGTCAATATCTTATTTAGCTCCATCTTTAATACGAGACCCTATTGAATTAGATGCGGTTCGTGGTACTTCTTCAGAAGATGCAAACTACATTCATGCTGTAAATTCAGATGGGACTATGGCGGTCTTTAATACTCTTAAAGATCAAAATGTATCAGCCTGGTCGATATGGAATACTGATGGTAACTACACAAGTATAGCGGTAGCGTTTAGTGATTTGTATATGGTTTGTAAGCGTGTTGTTAATGGCGCAACTGTTTACTATTTAGAAAAAGGTGATGAAGACTTTTACACTGATTCAAGTATCTATAATCCAGCTGTTAACAGTAATGTTGTTACCGGCCTTGCACACCTGGAGGGTAAGACTGTTAAAGTCGTAGGTGATGGCGCTGTACTTTTAGATCGAGTTGTTGCAAGTGGGCAGATAACTTTAGAGCGTTCAGTAGTTAGTGTTCGTATAGGATTGGAGTATGATGCTACTTTGAAGACTATGCCGATATCTCAGGATTCAGGTGCAGGTAGAAACCTGGCGCAAGAAATCAGAGTAAACAAAGTTACTTTAGAGTTAAGCAATTCTTTAGGCTTAATTGTTAACGGCAATAGATTGCCAGATAGACGTGTAGGAGATCCGTTTGATACTGTACCAACACCTTTTACTGGCAGAAAAGACACCCCCATATTAGGATGGGCAAAGACACAACAGATTACAATTAATCATACTGATCCAGTTGGGATGACCATACTGGGTATAGCACTAGAGGTAAATGGGTAATGGGCGCAGCAGCAGTACCAATGATGATAGCAATGACAGCCGGTAGCATGGTTATGCAGCGTAAAGCTGCAAGTGCGGAAGCTGTAGCTATAGAAAACGATGCAGCAATGGCAGCAGAGCAGGCCAAGAGCGCAGCTAATGAGCAGACAATTGCCAGAAAAGAAAAGTTGTTGCAGGCAATGTCATCCCAGATGGCTGGATCTGGCGCTTCGGGAGCAGGATTGTCTGGATCTACTTATAACATTATGTTGACAGATATAGGTCAAGCAGAAGCAGAGCAAACCAGATCAGACTTAGGTGCCACTATAAATGCGAGTAATCTGCGGAAAAGTGCTAAGACTAATGCAAGCCTGGCAAGAAGACGGGGCAATATTGCAGCTGGTCAAACACTGATATCTGGAACTAATGCTGCCTACAGTATGGGTGGGACGGGCCTAACTAAGACGGATGTAGGATAATGGCTGCTAAAAGATATCAACGGGACTATCAGCCGTACCAGTTAAATCCGGTTAATACTTCTAATCAATACGCTTCTATACAGAATTCATTAGCTGGTTTTACTAGCACTGCTTTAAGCGCAACAGCGCAAGCGTATGGAAGAAAAAATACTAACGAAGCACAGAAGCAGGCAGATGCTTATGACCCTGCTACGGGCGCTCCAGCGCTAAGTGATCGTGGTAACAAAGCGGCCCAGCTGTACAACCGGCAAGTGTCTAATGCTTATGAGCAATCAGTATTAAATGATTCTGTTAACGAGCTAGGTGTTCTTGCTACACAATACAAAGATAACCCCCAGGCTTATGTTGCTGCTAAAGACGCACGAAGAACTAGCCTTCTTGATGATGCAGGGCCACTAGCCGGTGTTGCAGCTAGACAGTACGATACGGTAAGTGCAAGGTATGAAGCAGAGATAAGAAAACGCGCAATGGCTGATTCTATGGCTGCAGCGAAGCAGGTAGAAGTTGATACTATTACTGCCTCCAGGCAGAGTATTATGGAGTCTGTTACGGATGTTAATTTTGATGAGACCAGAATTCAACGAACCGTTGAAGATTATGATTTTCTTATTGATGGTTCAGTTAATCTAACTGAGCTAGAGAAGGTAAATGAGAAAAGAGGGATTCGCCAAGATTTTGTTAAAGCTGCTAACAATTCAATTATTCAGGATTTTATAGATCAAGATGATTTACCTGGTGCTCAGAAGTATATTAATAAAACCAGAAACCGTCAGATAACAGATGGTAGTAATAGCCAGATTAAAAAAATGTCAGGTTGGACACCAGTACAAGCCGCCACTGATATGCAATCTTATCTACAGGAATATGCAGATACCCAGGCATTAACTATTAAAATAGATAATGATGCAGGTTTAGCTGAAGAAGCTAATTTAGTTCAGCGCAATCAAGAAGCTAATAAAACCCTGGTTGATATGGGTAATGATATTACGCCTGATCAGGTGCAAGCATTTAGGTCAGATCTTAGCCCCACTGAATTTAAGCAATGGTCAGAATTAGCCAGGGGTAAAGTAGTAGAGCAGAACGTAGTAGCATACAATGGACTCTTCGCAGATTTAAGTGATGCTATTGTTGCGCAAGACTTTGAAGCAATGGATGCTATAAAAGCACAATCAATAGAATTAGTAAGAGAAGGTAGGTTATCTTCTACTAATTATAAAACTTTAATAGATATGTCAGATGCTTCACGGTTTGATGAAGGCATGGGCGTATATGATGGTGCTATTGAAACCTTTAGAGGTTTATCAGTGAGAAACTACACAGCTTCAGTATACAAAGCTAAACAGGCTTATCTAAGCTGGAAAAGACAAAACCCAACGGCTACTACCGATGAGGCTAGAATTGCTGCAGAGAAAATCCTGCAAGATATTGCACCAGGCGCAGTAAATGCTTTAGAAAGTATATCGCAATCACAACAAAACTTATAAGAGTAAATACATGGCTAAGTATGATCCTATAGTAGACGTAGTAAAATCCGTCAAAGATAAATTTGTTAAACCAGATACTAAGAACGTCAATAACTTAGAATTCTTAGATCAGTTATCGCAAAAAGATAGGATGGCTAATCAAGGCTTTGATGTGCCGGTGGAATACTCTCCCACTGTAAAAGGCGCTGATATCGAGCAGCAAAAAATTATACGGTCCAAAGCTGCAGCAGAAGGCTATGCAATTATTGGTGATCAACCTGCACTACCTGGAGCACCTTCTACCCCAAACATAACAGATCTTGGCCCTGCTTATGTTGGTCAGAATTCTGATATCAAGAACAGCGCAATTGAATACACTAGCAATGCTTCAATACCTTATAGTGAGCCAAAAGTTTACAAAAAAAATGATGAAATATTCAGTGAGGCTGTAGCTGAAGAGTTCGATTACATGAAGCAAAACCCTAACAGCCCCAGGGTAAAAAAAGCATATAATGCTTTAATTAAAGAAACAGAAGCTCAGTATGAGCAAATGCTAAAAGATGGCGTAACTCCATTTTTTATCAGAGGTGAAAACCCATACGCCGGATCACCTTATGCAGCGTTGCGTGATATCAGTGAGAATAAGCGTATAGGTATATTTCCAACAAAAGACGGTTACGGATCAGGCAATGAAACCTGGGATGTAATGGACCCAAAGAACAACCCGCTAGTAGGTGAATCTAAATATGTTTTAGATGGTGAGCCTTTACTTTTCAATGATATGTTCAGAGCTGTACACGATTATTATGGTCACGCTAAGTCTGGCGTAGGTTTTCGTGCTGCAGGTGAAGAAATGGCTTACCAAAGTCACAGCGGCATGTTTTCACCTTTAGCTATGAGGGCGGTGGCGGTAGAAACTCGCGGCCAAAATTCCTGGTTGAACTATGGCCCACAAGGCGATATTAACCGAACGGCGAAATTCGATGATACTACATTCGCACAACAAAAAACTGGATTGCTTCCTAATTGGTCCGTTGTTGAAAATACACCTTTGGGCGATCAAAGACTAAGCTATATCCAGCGAGCTGGTAACGATGGCGTTTTAGGAAGGTTAGCTGGCGCAGTAGATGATGATGGTATTGTCACACTAAGTCATATGTCAGGAAGTCGCCAAAATCTAGACCGTATTGATCCAGAATACTACGGTAGTGGTTTATCAGGTCGTACAGTATCAGAGCGTAACCTGGCAGCAAGTGATGATTTTGCAAAGCGCTGGTATGGTGGCGTTAATACTAAAGAAAATCCTTATGCTGGCGAAGTTGGCTTAGGGCCTAATCCGCATTCTGTAGATATACGAGTAGAACAGATTTACGATATTGCTTCAGATCCAGATAACTTATTTTCTAAGATAGCTGAAAAAACTATTTACGGCGGCAGAAGATCACGCCAAGAGCGTTATAACGAGCTATCTAATCTTATAGATGAAAACGGTTATAGCGCAATGCTGCAGTCTACTCCCCAGGGTAATGTTGTTGCAGTGTTTGATGTAATGAAAACTAAGAGTAAGCAGAAAGGCTATGCAGATATGAAATTGCTTTACGCAATTCCTGCAGCGGCTTTAGGCTTTACTGAAGTGGTAATGAATAATAAGCAGCATATTGTTGAAGCTATGGCTGTAGCTGGTGGCTTTGCTTCATTTAGCTCAGATAGTGAAGCAAGTGCTGGATCGTTGGGAAAAACTGTTATCAATGCCTGGCATGGAAGCCCGCATAGTTTTAACAAATTTGATTCTAACTATATTGGGAGTGGCGAAGGTGCTCAGGCTTATGGTTATGGCTCTTACTTTGGTGGTAGAAAAGAAACCGGTGAGTCTTATCGAGAGTCTTTAAGTAACGAAACACACCTAAACGGTTTTAACGTGGGTGGAGTTGTCTACGATAGAGGTACGCCACAATTTAAAGCGATATCTGAGTTGCGTGAAAACGGCGAAAAAGGTGCTTTAGAATTATTAGAAAGCTATCAAGCTGATCTAAAGAATGGTGATGCCTACATTATTGATATGGGCGGCCAGGAATATATTGATACTTATGTCAAAACAATTAATGATCTTAAAGATGTTGATCCTGCAAATATTGAACCGCAGCTAGGCAATCTTTATAACGTAGAAATTGATGCCGAACCAGATCAAATGTTAGATTGGGATCTACCTTTAGATGAGCAAAGTGATTTTGTTAAAGAAAGATTGTCTGAAGCTGGTATTGATTTAGGTACTAAAGAAGGCAGAAAACTTTATTACACAATCAAACCAAACGCCACAAACCCTAAAGAAGCAAGTGATGCCTTAAAAGCATTGGGCATTCAAGGTATACAATTTGCAGATGGTGCGTCAAGAAACCTACCTATCAAAATGATTGCAAAAAGATGGCGCGAAGTATTGCCAGATGATGCTGGTTTTGATGAAGTTAGAGAGTTAATTGATGATGGGCATTTTAGTGCAAAGCAAACAGAACTTTTAGAGGCTTTAGAGGCAGATGATTACCTGGGCTTTGATTATCCTGCAGAAGCAATTGAAGCTGCTTTTGGTGGGAATATTAGCGATTGGGATCCAAGCCCAAGACTTACAAAGGCTATTCGTGATTCAAGATCTTTAGGATCTAAAAATTATGTTGTATTCGATGACAATTTAATTACGATTAAATCTAAAAACGGAAAGATTATTGGCGGTACAAGCGCCGTAGCTGCAGCTGCAATTGCAAGCGAAGAATCTTATGCTAAAGATATTGATGCAAATATGTCGCAGGATTTTGCAGATCGTGAGCAGGCTGCTTATGAAAGGGCAACAGGGACGTTTGAGTCAGTTGACCCACAAGTAGAATGGGATAAGCAACTAGCAGAAATGGAGCAGTTTGATGTAGATATGATGTTGGCTTCTGGTGCACCTGGCGGTATGGGAATTCCAATTAGTGCTATAACTGCATTGCCTGGTATTGCTGCACAGGCTGTAGGCGGTTTAGCGGAAGCTGTACAAAACATTGATAAGACTTTAAATTCATTTACAGATTTTACACAGAATTTAATGCCTGAGATGAATAAAGGTATGCCTAACGATAAATATTATGCTGGCATCGAGTTGCTTATGGATGGCGATATAACCAATGAACAGTTTAATGTCTTTAGTGAAACTGGTGAGCTTCCCGAAGGTGTAGATATAAATCAAGAGTCTGCACCGGCAACAGTTGCTAGAGTGTTAGAAGCCGCTATGGGGCAGCCAGAAAACGTTGCAGAAGACGTAACAAAAATGGGAGTTCAATTTTTTGTTCCGTTTACACAATTTCAAAAAGGACTTAAATCAATTGGATGGACAGCTGAAAAAGGATTAAGTGCTGCAGGACGAACACTTGCTGCAGAAGCCCTTGTTGCTAATACTGCTTTTGACCCGTTTGAGGACCAGTTTGGTAAATTGCTCCAAGATTTAGGTGTTGAGTCAGAATTTTTGGACTGGATAACTACTAAAGATTCTGAAGCAGAAGCCAGGCTAAAAACTACGCTTGACGTAGTTGGTGTTGCAGCAGGTTTTGAGGGAGTAACTGCAGCTGTAGGATCAGAAACAAGCAAAAAATTATTTAAAGCAATGTTAAATAACAAGGCAAGCAAAGCTGCTTTAGCCTCAATTGGCACATTCTACGCAGCTAGAAAAGGGTTTAAAGAGCAGACTGCACAAGAAGTAGCGGAAGAAGCTGTAGATATTCAAAAGCAAAGATTTGATGCTTTCAAAAGTGAAGCTGGTGATCCAGATGCACCTGCATATAACATGGGAGCCGGATCTATTGATGAAGTGGAGATTAACTTTGCTAGAATCAATACGGATGATGATGTTAAAGAGCTTATTCAAAACCTGGCAGATGAAGATATATCTGAAATAAATGCTGCAAGACGTGGCAAAGTAGGATGGGACCAAACTTCTTTAGAAGCAGACAAGTTAGATGCCTTCCAGGTACTAGCGGATAGACGTGTTGGTGAGCCTCTTAATGCAGCGCAAACAGTTGCAGTAAGAAACCTTTGGGCGCAGTCTGGCAGAAGGTCTATGGATCTTGCTAATGAAGTGGCATTAAACCCAAGTCCTTTAAACATGATTGCATACAAGCGTCAGTTAGTTATCCATTCTGCAATACAGAGAGAAGTTTTAGGTGCTAGAGCCGAAACAGCCAGAGCTTTAAATGCCTGGAGAATGCCCGCAGATGATAAGCAATTAACAACTCTTGTAGACGAGTTAAGCAACGAAACTAACATACAAGAAATTGCAAAACGTCATGTAGCTTTAAGCGAAGCTGGATCTGCAGAGCAAGTCGAAGCATTCGTAAACGGAACTGCATGGGCAAAAACCCGTGATGCTGTAGCGCAAGCCTGGTATTTTGCTTTATTGTCAGGACCAAAAACTCATGCGCGTAACTTTTTTGGCAACGCTTTAACAACAATGCTACGCCCAGCAGAATTGTCATTAGCTGCTAGAATGCCAGGCATGGACACCATTCAAAAAGGTGAAGCCGCAGCAAGCCTTTACGGTATGACAATGGGTATGATTCGAGGATTAAGGGTATCTAAAGAAACCGGAGAAATGGGTACAGTATGGCAGGCTGTTAAAAATAACAAATCAGGTTTTGGTGTAGGAAAAGTTGACCAACCAATGATTACCGGTTTAGATCCCCAGCGATGGAATTTAGAGCCTGGCACAATTAAATACAATATTGCTGCAGTTGTAAACGGTACTTTAAGTGTTCCAGGTAGAGCTCTAACGGCAAGCGATGAGCTTTTTACAACAATGAATTTTGATATGGAAATTCATAGATTAGCATTTAAGAAAGTTGATGAAATGATTGAAAGGGGTGAAATTACTGAGCCCATGCGCCAACAGCAGATGGAAGAGCTGTTAAACAATCCTGAAGAGTATATGATTCTAACTGCACAAGCGCAGGGTAAAAGACAGGTATTTACAGATATCCCAGAAAAAACTGAGTTTAATGTTGCATGGAATTCTATCAGTCAGTTACCAGTGTTAGGTAAGATAGTTCAGCCGTTTAGAAATACCCCATATAATATTGGTCTTTATACTTTCGAGCGCACACCTTTAGCGCCGGTTGTTAAAAGATATCGTGATGCAATTAATGCTGGTGGCGAAGCAAAAGAAATGGCTATCGCTCAACAAACTATGGGTACTGCAATAATGTTAGTTGGTGCAGATCTAACGATGAGCGGGCATTTAACTGGTAACGGACCTGCAGATGCAGATGATCGTAGAGAATGGTTATTAACTCACAAGCCTTACTCAGTAAGATGGGAAGATCCAAATACAGGTGAGTTCAAGCATGTTTCATATAGAGGAATGGAGCCTATTGGCGGATTACTTTCTATGATGGCGACAGTAACAGAGATATTACAAGCGACAGAAGGCGAGGAGCCTACGGATGAGATCAAAGAGCTAATGGTTGCTACTTCGGCAGCGGTTGCTTCTTCTATGTCAGTACAAAATTATATGACAGGCGTTTCAGACTTCTTTGAAATGATGAATGATCCTACTGTAAAAGCAGATAGATATTTTAACAAAATAGTATCTACCCTGGCTGTACCTTCAGCCGTTAACGAATATGCAAAGATGCAAGATCCAGTTATGCGTCATGCTCAGACAATGGCAGATATGATCAAAGCTAGAACGCCTGGATTATCAAACCAATTGCCTGCGAGATATGACCGATGGGGTAACGAAAGAACTCGCCGGTCAGATATGGGCAAGGTATATGATGCTGTATCGCCGTTTTATAAATCATCTATCAAGCCACAACCTATAGATATAGAGTTAAGTAGATTGAGAAAAGTTGTTAAATTGCCTGGTGGAAATCAGTCTTTTAGCAAGCCGTATGGTGGCGGATCTATTGAGGTAAAACTTAGAAAAGATTACCCAGCAGCATATTATAGAATGGTCCAACTTGCCGGTAATGAGATTACAAAAACTCAAAATGGTGCGCCAATAACTACAAATGGATTTGTTAGCCAAGGCGGAACTTTACAGGAAGAACTAAATTTATTAGTGACTGGTCAGCACCAGTCTTCTGGAATGTATAATATGTTTACGGATGGCGAAGATGGCGGTAAAGCGGCATTTATACAGTCAATACTAAACCAGTACAGACTTGCAGCTAAAGCCCAGGTTTTAATTGAATACCCAGATTTACAGCGTGAAGTTAATACAAGATCTAATACGCCAAAATACAAATTTCAGGAGACTAACTAAAAATGGCTCATATAATCGTAAACGATGTAAGCCCTACAGAGCAGTACACAGCAACAGCGGGCCAGGTAGACTTTACTATCACTTGGCCGTTTTTTACTAACGCAAGCCTTGATGTATATTTAACTCCGGCAGGTCAATCACCGGATGATGCTGCAGATCTACTTACACTTACAACTAACTACACTGTTACTGGTGCGGGTAATGTTGCTGGAGTTCTTAAAAAAATAACTTTGCAAGCTGGCGCTTCAGTTGGCGATATTATTACTATTCGTAGAAACGAGCCTACGCAACGTATAACTGATATCCAGGAACAAGGTGACTTTTTATCTGTAACTTACAATGATGAGCAAGATCTTCTTATTATGTTACTGCAGCAAGTAGAAGAGCTCTTAGGCCGAAGTATTACTAAAGGTGTAACTGGTGGCGACTGGAATGCAGAATCTATTGCCATAAAAAATGTATCAGATCCAGTAGACGGACAGGATGCAGTTACAAAAAATTATTTAGCATTAGCAAACCCAAGTTATTTTGCTGCAGTATCAGTACAGAATATTACTAACTTATCTGCTTCAAACAAAACCCTGGCATTGTCAGATGCTAATACCTTAATTGAGTCTAGTAGAACAAGTTTATTTTCAGTTGTTGTTCCAGCAAATTCTTCTATAGCTTTTCCAATTGGAACTATTATAAATTTTTCTAACCGTGGAACTTCGCAAATTAATATATCGCCTGCCAGTGGCAGTGTTGAATTATATTTTTACGATGGCATAAATCAGCCCTCTGCAGCTGCAAAGAAAATAATGAAAGGTGGTGTTGCTACACTTCAAAAAATTGCTACTGACACATGGGCAGTTTACGGAAATACAGCGGTACTTAATTTATGAGTAATATAATTGGTGTATCGGCAACGTCTGCAGCAACAATATCTTCTTTAACGAGAACCTGGGAATTTATAGCTAATGGCGCTGCAGGTACTATAGGGTATTTAAACTCAGATTATGATATTAACCCAACTAAAGTGCTTACAGCTCAACAAGGTTTTGGATCTACTGTTTCTGGATCATTAGGATTAAGTGGTCAGTTTTCAAGAGATACATGGGTTTTAGTAAGTGCTGGTACAGGATTTACAAATTACACAGTTTTAACTTCAGGATCTTTAAAAGCATATTATGCAAATTCTAATTGGTCATTAAAGACTGGGGGCCAGGGTTATCGCGCTGGAAGTGTTGTACAAATGACAAGTCCTTCTGGTTATGACGCTTATTTTTATAAAGGCTCTAAAACAGTTGGAGATATAGTTTTAATAGATGGTGGGACTGGATATGTAGCTGGCGATTCAATAAGTTCTGCAGTTACAGGACAACCTTCTGGGACCGCTGATACTTTTGGAATTAATATTTTAACTGTTGATAGCAATGGATCTATTCTTACTTACACTATTGTATTGCCAGGATCTTTGCCTAATGGTGATGTTTGGGGCTTGTTACCTGGAGGCGGATCAAGCGGAGCTAAGTTTGGTCGAGTTGTAGGAAATAGATACGCAGATAACCCAGGCCGTATAAAAATAGTAAATTTACAAACAAAAAATAATGAAATTGAATTAGAGATATCACAAGACCGTAAAAGTTTAACACCAGTTGATTTAGCGTTTTCAGAATTCTTTAACGCCGGCATATATGCAGGAATATACGCAACAAAACAAACTAATCAAATATGGAAAGTTGGAGATAAAATTCAGGTTGTAAACAGGGGTAGAGATAACGATGAATTTACATTATCTTCTTGTTCAAGAAACAATGCAGGTGGATGGTCTGGTCAATTATCAGGGCCAATTGGACCTGCCGTATTGCCTGAATTAGATGTAGGTTCTGTTAGAAATTTTAATGCTTTGCAAAGGCCGGTATCTAATCCTTGGATGTTTACTGAGTTTAGAATTAAAGGTATAGACACACCTTCTTTTGATCACACTATTCGATGCCAGGATATAGAACATATAACTGTAACAGAGACACTTTTTGGAATTAAATATTCTGGTCTACCGGATGGGCAAAATGTGAGTTTTGTTAGTGGTGAAAAGTACAGTGTTGAAGTAATACCTAGAGATGCTTTTTCAACTTTTTGGATGCAAGCTGGTACTGCTTCTGGAAAGATCGGTTATTCTCAAAATTATCCAGCTGGCTTAATAACTGAATATTACCCAGCAGACAATAATCCTATAACGTCACTATCACCTTATCCACAAGTTACTACAACCCTGGGTGAAAACTCTACTGTTACTTTGCCAACAGATTATGGAGCTATGAATACTTTAAGCGCTTCCGTAAAACAAAGACAAAGTAACATAGTAGATTTTTATTGGGCAAATAATGTTTTTACTTTTGCTATTAAGGGTAGTTCAATTGACTATAGCGTACTAAACGAAATTCGCATAACTCCGCGAGGCGGAGCTACACAAGTTATAAGTTTGGCTGGCGCATCATTTTTAGATTTTGGAGCAAACTTATTAGTGACAATAAATAACGTATCTAATCCGTTTGTTAACGGCACTTACTACGAAGTCAAAATAAACTAATGGGCTTTATATATTAAAAGCCCAAAGAGTTTTAACACCTTTATGGCACTGGGGGCCTTCACCTGCAATGTAGCCGATTTTTAAAATTAGCTTAGACTTTGCAGCACGTTGGAATGTACCTCCCCAGGCTCGACTATCAGGAGGTGTAGGTATGTCAGTATTTTCTTCTGCCCAGGCCCTCACCTGCTCACAAGTAAAATGCTCGACACCGGCAGGAAATCTAATCAAAGCATTGTAAGCCAGGTCAGTCCAGGCTAATTCTTTATTAGCATTATCTTCTGCAGCTTCAATGCCTGCATCCCTTAATAAAATTCCTAAATCATTCATATATGCTCTCCATTAAATATTATCGTTTTCTTCGCCTTCTTCATTAAAAAAACTTAAATTACAATCCTCACAAATCATATCGTACTTACCTGCCAGCTCTTGTGGCGGATTATAATCATCGTCTTTCATGCCGTCACAAAAATCACAAATATATATAGCCATTATCCCTCCTCAGAGATCGTTATCAGGCAATCTCCAGGTCGCAATCAATGTCTTGTTTCAATAGCTGTAATAGCTCTGTTTTGTTGGTTAACTTACTAGGAAAGAAAGTAACCGAACCATGCCCTCCATAGTCAGTTTCAAAGTTAATGATGATCGATCCGCCAGGTACACTTGACGTGGTTAATTTTGTAATGTGGTGAATATTAGTCATTGTAGTCATTAGTTGTTTTCCTTTTGAGTTTCTATAAGCGGCCAAAATTAGCCGCACGGCCATTATAACCAAAGTGATCGTTTGCTCTTTCCTGGTGGGCTTCTATAGCCCTGCGCTTCTCAACATCTACAGCTACATAGCCTGCTTTAACTTCTTTCTTTGCAATAACCTTTCTTTGCGCTTCCTGTTTACAAGCTACGCACTTAGATGTACTGCCTTTGCTTACCCAAACTCTAGTGTAAGATCCACACTTGTGGCAACTTGCATCAGATATAAAACGATTAGTTCCAGACCTTAACTTCTTAGAATGCTTCTCGTATCTAACACCTCGGTGCTCATGGTTTACCGGATTGAAATCTGCTTCTATTGGAGTCATTAGAATGGCAACTCCTTATCAGCATTGCGCTCTGCAATAGCTTTCTGCTCTGTTCGCCACAACTCTAAAGCTAAACCTTCTACATGCTTTGCAAACGCATAACCATTAACAAATTCGTTAGACTTCATGTAGTTATTCATAGTCGCCATTAGGTCAT